CTCTAAACATAGGAAGAAACATTTAACTCGTATAACATCTAGCGGCATAGAGACAGAGGATATTTTTGATGGAATACCACCATATCTACTTGGGCTATGGCTTGGAGATGGTAGACAAGAGTCTATGACTATACTAGTTAATACCGATGAAGAGCCTGAAATATTAGAATATCTTGGTAAATTGTCTCAAGTGCATAATATTCCATTTGATATTAAAAAAAGAAATGGATGCATAGAGTTTAGATTTAAAGGTATTAACAATCAATTACAAAAAATAGGTGTTAAAAATAATAAGCATATACCATCTCAATACATAAAGTCCTCTATTGACACTCGTCTACAAATATTAGCAGGAATAATAGATACTGATGGTTATTCTGATAAAAGAAAGGGATGTATAGAGATTGGTATGTCTAGGAAAGATTTAGTAGAGCAGATAAGGTTTTTAGCCCTTTCATGTGGGTTATCTTGTTCTAGTGTAAATCATAGAATATCAAATTATAAAACAGATGTTTATCGAATTTCTATTTCTGGTGATTTGTCCATAATTCCAATTCTTACAAAGAAAAAATCTTTTAGTGACTATATTCCCAAAACGAGGGGAAGAAGGAATAAAGTTGATGTTGAATTTTATGACATAGGTGAGTATATCGGAATACAGGTAGACGCAGATAATGACAACCAAAGAAAACTGATTCTTGAAGACTTTACACTGAGTATGAACTCAGGCAAATGGCTCAAGCCTAATAATATCCTAAATAACTGGCGAGTAACAAAGACCTGTCTTCGATTAGGTAGCAAGGTAATTGGTAAGTGCATGATGGGGTCAACCTCAAACGCACTAGACAAGGGTGGAGAGAACTTCAAGAAGCTATACTATGACTCTGAGGTGACGAAGAGGAGTAAGAACGGTCAGACAAAGTCTGGTCTATATTCTCTTTTCATACCAATGGAGTGGAACATGGAGGGATTCATAGACATCCATGGTATGCCAGTGTTGAGGACTCCTGACAAGCCTATTATGGGGGTTGATGGGGAGAAAATATATCAGGGGGCGATTGACTACTGGGAGGCTGAGGTTGAGTCGTTGAAGAATGACCCAGACGCACTAAACGAGTTCTATCGTCAGTTCCCTAGGACAGAGTCTCATGCATTTAGAGATGAGAGTAAGCAGTCAATATTTAACCTCACAAAAATCTATCAGCAGATAGACTACAATGACTCGATGATTGACAGTCATTATGTTACTAAAGGTAGCTTTAGTTGGAAGGATGGTATAAAAGACACTGAGGTAATATTCTCTCCAAATAAGAACGGTAGGTTCTTAGTGGGGTGGGTTCCAGAGAAAGGGCTTCAGAACGCATATACCCAAAAGAACGGACAGAAGTATCCTGCCAATGAGCATATTGGTGCGTTTGGTTGTGATAGCTATGATATATCAGGAGTAGTTGGAGGAGGGGGGTCTAATGGTGCATTGCATGGACTAACTAAGTTTAACATGGACAATGCTCCTAGCAATGAATTTTTCTTAGAGTATATAGCAAGACCTCAAACTGCTGAGATGTTCTTCGAGGACGTGCTGATGGCTATTGTGTTCTATGGTATGCCTATACTTGCTGAGAACAACAAGCCAAGGCTACTGTACTACCTAAAGAACAGGGGGTACAGGGGTTACTCAATGAACAGACCCGATAAGGTGTATAATAAGCTATCTAAGACGGAGAAAGAGCTTGGTGGTATTCCTAACACCAGTGAGGATGTTAAGCAGTCTCACGCATCTGCTATTGAGTCATACATAGAGAAGTATGTTGGGGTTGATTTGGATGGTACACACAGAGACACTGAGACGATTGGAACTATGCCATTTAATAGGACTTTAGAGGACTGGGCAAGGTTCGATATAAACAATAGAACAAAGCATGATGCTTCGATTAGTTCTGGGTTAGCTGTAATGGCTTGTCAGAAAAACCTTTACCAACCACAGCAAAAAGAGCAGTCAAAAATTATCGTTAAATTTGCATCATACAATAACAAAGGTGTCAGAAGTGAAATCATTAGATGAAAGAAGTAAAAGTAAATATTAGCGCACAAGGATTCCCAAGTCAATTTGTTTCTGATGCTGAGAAAGCGTCTGATGGTTTTGGACTTCAGGTGGGGCAAGCTATACAATACGAATGGTTCAAAAAAGACGGGAATCAGTGCAGATATTACAACCAATGGAGAGACTTCCATAAGCTAAGACTGTATGCTAGGGGAGAGCAATCTACCGCTAAGTACAAGAGTGAGTTAGCTATTGATGGTGACTTATCCTATCTAAACCTTGATTGGACTCCAGTCCCAGTAATTCCTAAGTTTGTTGACATTGTCGTAAACGGAATGTCTGACAGACTGTTTAAGATTAAGGCTTACTCTCAAGACGCATTGTCTCAAGAAAAAAGAAGCGAGTTTCAGCAGATGATTCAGTCGGAGATGGTAGCTAGACCAGTGCTTGAGATAGTTCAAGAAAGGTCTGGGGTTGACCCTTTTATGATGGACCCAGATGAGATGCCGCAGACTGACGAGGAGTTGTCATTGTATATGCAGCTTAACTACAAGCCTGCGATAGAGATAGCCGAAGAAGAGGCTATCAACACCTTACTAGAAGAAAACAAGTATGTAGACCTTAGAAAGAGGTTAGACTATGACTTAACAGTATTAGGTGTTGCTGTAGCCAAGCATGAGTTTCTGCCTGGAGCTGGTGTTGAGGTTTCTTATGTAGACCCTGCTAATGTGGTTTACAGCTACACTGAAGACCCACACTTTAAGGACTGTTTCTATTGGGGAGAAATTAAGACGCTACCTATAACTGAGCTGATGAAGATTGACCCTAGCCTTACCAAGGAACAACCAGAGGAGATATCTAAAAGCAGCCAAAGCTGGTATGATTATTATAACGTAGCACAGTTCTACGAGAACGATATATTCTATCGTGACACTTGTACGTTGATGTACTTCAACTATAAGACCACTAAGAAGATTGTTTACAAGAGAAAGGTAACTGAGACTGGCTCTGTTAAGTTCATTGAGAAGGACGACACATTCAACCCTCCAGATGAGATGATGGAGGAAGGCAATTTTGAGAAGGTTGAGAAGACTATTGATGTATGGTATAATGGCGTTATGGTCATGGGAACAAACTACCTGCTCAAGTGGGAGATGGCTGAGAACATGGTAAGACCAAAGTCTTCATCTCAGCACGCACTGCCTAACTATGTTGCTGTAGCTCCTAGAATGTATAAAGGTGTGATTGAGTCGTTGGTGAGAAGGATGATTCCTTTTGCTGACCTGATTCAGATGACACACTTGAAGCTTCAGCAAGTAATATCTAGAGTTGTCCCAGATGGTGTATACATTGACGCTGACGGGCTTAACGAGGTTGACTTGGGTAATGGGCAGGCTTACAATCCTGAAGACGCTCTGAGGCTTTATTTCCAGACGGGTTCAGTTATTGGTAGAAGCTACACTCAGGAGGGTGAGTTCAATAACGCTAGAGTTCCTATTACACAGTTAACGTCAAATTCAGGAGCTTCTAAGACACAGATGCTATTAGCCAACTATAACCACTACCTAAACATGATTAGGACGGTGACGGGTCTTAATGAGGCTAGAGACGGCAGCACACCAGACCCTAACTCATTGGTTGGTCTACAGAAGTTGGCAGCACTAAATTCAAACACAGCAACAAGGCACATATTGGATAGTAGCTTGTTTATGTTCAGAACCATTTCTGAGGGTCTATCGTATAGAATAGCGGATATATTAGAATATTCAGACTTTAAGGAAGACTTTATCAACAGGATAGGTAAGTACAATGTATCAATACTAAACCAAATAAAAGACCTTTATATATATGACTTTGGTATCTTCATTGAGGTAGCACCAGATGAGGAGGAGCAGGCGAAGCTAGAGCAGAACATACAGGTTGCATTATCTAGGAATGACATTAATCTTGAGGATGCTATTGACATTAGAGAGATTAAGAACATCAAGGTTGCCAATCAGCTTTTAAAAATGAAACGCAAGCAGAAGGATGAGAGAGAGCAACAAAAGGCTATGCAGATGCAGGCAATGCAGTCTCAGCAGAATATGCAGTCTCAACAGATTGCAGCAAGAACTGCCATGCAGAAACAGCAGATGGATGCTAGGTCTAAGATGGAGGTTAAGCAAGCCGAGGCAGCATTTGACATCCAAAAGATGCAAAATGAGGCACGGCTTAAGATGATGCTAATGGCCAAAGAGTTTGAGTATCAGCAACTATTAGCTGGCGTAAATGCAGAGTCATTGAAAGGTAGAGAAGAAATGAAGGAGAAGGCTAAAGATGATAGAGTAAGTCTACAGAACAGCCAACAGTCTAAGTTAATTGATCAGAGAAAGAATAACCTACCTCCTATGGAGTTTGAGTCTAATGAAGATTCGCTAGATGGTTTCGATTTCGCTGAATTTAACCCAAGATAG